TCCTTCGATCAGCCTGCCTGCCTACGCCAGAGTCATCGACCAGAAGACCGGTAAGGAAGTCAAGTATGATCCGTTCGCCATCACGGAGCGGCTACAGGCCACGGTGGTTTCGTACTACTCGGACCCGCCCCTCACCGACCTGAACCAGACCAAGTGGCTCACCCTGCTGGGCTACCGGCAGGGAGGGAAGTCACTGACGGCAGAGGCCTGCGGGTATGTGAAGTCAGCCTACATCCCGGGCCACGACCACGTCTGCATCGCGGACAACAAAGAGCGTGCGGAGTATTTGCACCGACGGATTCACCTCATCCACAACAACTGGCCCAAGGTCGTCCGGGCCAAGACGGTGCCCAACCGAGAAGTCCGTCGCCTGACGTTTGACCACGGCGGCAAGCTACGTGTCCTATCCGGTGAGTCAGGAGCTGTCGGCATCGGCCAGTCACCGGATAGCTTCCACGGCTCGGAGCTGCCGTACTGGCGGAACGCTGGCCATCAGTTCTCCATGATCTACCCGTCCATGATCAACCGTGATCACTCCAAGGTCCTGCTGGAATCCACGCCGGCTCCGATGACCGAGATGTCGACGGAGTGGTGGCGGGACCAGTGCCGTGATGCCAAGCAGGGCTTGGGCCGGTGGACCTATGCGTTCTTCCCCTTCTGGGACGGCAAGCTCAACCAGAGGAAGTGGCCGAAGAACAGTGCGCTCACCAACGAAGAGATTGGGATGATGAGCCGCTACGGTCCCGAGGGACTTACGAAGGAGCACCTCGCGTTCCGTCGCCTCATGCTGGAGACCGACGCAGAGATTCGGCGGAACCCGGACCTGTTCAAGGTCTACTACCCGTTCGATGATGTGTCCTGTTGGATTGCCACAGCGGGCTCCGTCTTCCGGCAGGACGTACTCAAGAAGCACCAGGAGGCGGAGTTAGTCCCTTGGAAGGCACCGTACATGGAATACGAGCCCCCGGAGGGAGGAGCAGTCTATGCCATCGGGGCTGACCCTGCGGGCTACGCAGCGAGAGATCATGCCGCCTTCCATGTCCTCAAGATTTACGACGGGGAGTGGACACAGGTGGCTTGCTTCGGTGGAGTGACTGATCCCGTCACCTTCGCCCGGAAGCTCCACGAGGTAGGGCGTCGGTACAACAATGCCCTGGTGGGCATCGAGAGCAACGGCGTCGGAGTGGCGACCCTCGCTCTGCTCCAGGAGATGGGCTACCCGAACCTGTACTACGAGAAGCCCTACAAGCCCGGTGTGGCGGCCACAGTCAAGTCTGTGCCCCAGATGCTGTCCTACCTCCAGGACGCGCTCATGGACACGCTCGTGCTCCGAGACGAGGACACCGTAGGGCAGCTGGGCTCGTACCGAGAGGACAAGTCCACCGAGCGGTCGGCGGCCTCTGAGATTCTACAGGGGAGCAAGACGGGGCGGCGTCGTGATCGACATCACTGGGATAAGATCTCAGCCCTCCAGCTAAGCTGCCTTATCGCCCGGTTCGTTCCGCGCCGATTCAGATCAGGAGGTCCAGCGCCGGAGTTGGAGAATGTCCTGCTTTTTCGGGACATGACGTACGATCAGTTGCAGGAATATCGCAAGTCGAGTACGAAGAAGTCATCGAGGCCACGCGCTCGTTATCCGAAGCGGCGGAGGAAACCATGAAGCCTACGAGCAAGAAACCGAAGGCCATCGCGAAGAGAACCGCTACGAGTAAGGCCGTCACGAAGAAGACCACGACCGTCAAGAAGGAGGTGCGTTCGGTACCCAAGGCTGCTCCCAAGAAGGTGCGGCTCCCTTATCCGACGGAGAGTCACATCGCTTCTCCCGAGAAGTTTCTCGCTTCGGCTGAGGCCTACCTTGCACAGAGTGACGTTCCCGCAACAGAGCGGAAGCAGCTCACACAGCTCATGCGGGGCGCACGGCGTATGATGGAACGCGCCGAGGCTTGGCGGTTGAATCTCATTCGCCAGGGACGCTGAGTGTCTCTGACGCAGCGCCAGATTCAGGGTATCATCCGTGCCCACAAGACCAAGTCACGGAAAGAGCGTCGTGACTGGGACAGGTGGCGTTCGTGGTACGTGGGCGAGTACTGGGGTGAGGAGGAAGATCGCCCCTCGGGCTCTGCGGATATCCTGGAAGAGGAAGATATAAACTTTCAGACGAACTACCCGTACGCCGACATCGACACGATGGTCGCGAATGTCTGTCCGCAGAATCCGCAGGTCACTGTGCTAGCGCGGCAGGAGGTCCTCCGGCCCGCTGCCCTTTTCCGCGAGGCTTTGATCAACGATGTTCTTCGGCGCGGTAAGCTCCACACCACGCTGTGGAAAACAGCAACGAACGCTTCTATCTGCGGGCGAGGCTTCCTCAAGGCCGTCTGGAACTTCAAGCGGGAGTCAGTCGAGATTTTCGATGTGGACCCACGGGCCGTCTTCTTCGACATGTCGGCCGCCAAGTTCAGTGACACCCGGTACGTCATCGAAGTGACGGTGATGACCAAGTCCGAGTTCGAGAAGCGGAGCAAGGCGGAGGAGGGTCAGCCCTCGCAGTATGACCCGGCGGTAGCGGAGCACGCGGACTTCGGGGGCTACCCGACGTGGCTGAAGGATACTGTCCGCAACCAGTCCCACATGAACGAGGCCAGTCTCGACGTATACAAGTGGGTCACGGTCTATGAGGTCTACGACTTCGAGACAGACCGGTACTACCATGTCCTTGAAGACGTAGAGGAGCCCCTCTTCGAGGGCGAGCTTCCTTACCGGTATATCCGCAATCCGTTCGTCATGGTCACGTTCAATGAGAACATGACTGATCTAGCAGGGCTCTCGGATATCAAGCTCATTGGCTCGGTGCAGGAGAGGCTCAACGAGATCGACACTCTTGAGCTATGGCACGCCCATACTTCGACGCCTGTTACAACGATAAACACAGCCTTGGTGGATAACCCCGAAGATGTGATGACAGCACTGCGGGAGGCGAACCAGCCGGGTTCCATGATTGCCATCGAAGGCAAGGCTAATGCTCCCTTGAGTGACATCATCGGGAGTACGCCAACTCCAAGTTTCTCTCCCGAGTTCGTGGAGATGCGGGACCGCTGTAATCAGGTCATCGAGTTCATCCTGGGGATTCCCCAGTACAGCCGTGGTGTTGTCGGCGTTGCTGATGTGGCCACCGAGGTGGCACTGGCCGATACGGCAACCCGTACGCGGAACGGTCGCCGTATCAAGATGATCGAAGATTCGGTCACGGCACTCTCGGAGATGATTGTAGGCCTCTACGAGGAGTTCCTCCCCGAAGATTCGATGCTTCCAATCAGGCTGACGGATAGCCAAAGGGTGTTGGAGATCACACGTCAGACCCTACGCCTTCGGGCCCTTCGATCTCCAGCAGAGCGGGCCCTTCAGTACGACTATCTTGCGATTCCGTACAGCCCCACCGAGAACCACCGGCTCGTCCAGCTTCAGAAGCTTCAGCAGTACATGCCGATGCTCGCCCAGAGCCCTGCTGTTGACCAGGAGAAGCTCATCGCGAAGCTCCTCGACCTACTCGGAATGCGGGATATCCTAGCGCCGCCGCAGCCGGGACCACCACCAGGGGCACCGGCACCTCCAGGGACGCCCCCCGGAGCGCCAGGAATGCCTGGACCTGTGGCTCCGCCCGTGCCGCTGCCCGGGGAGAGTCCGAGCGCGAACATCGGGTCAGAGGGGATCGCAACAGGCGGGCTCCCACCCGGTATTGAGCTTCCAACAGCACCCACACCGATGGGTGGTCCCGGCTATCCTGGGGGTGGATGATGACCGTGAAGAAGGATTCCTCTGGGAAGGTTCGAGATTACCGGAAGGAATACGATAACTACCACGCTAAGCCCGAGCAGAAGGCGAACCGTGCCGCGCGCAACGGAGCCCGCGAGGCAATCCGTGGGCCGTACGAAGCGGCGATGGGGAAGGCGCTGCCGACTGAGCTGGAGGTTGATCACAAGCGGCCAATGCACCAGGGTGGCGACAGTGGGATGGCGAACCTCGCCCTCGTGCCCCGTAGTGAGAACCGGAGTAAAGGAGCGTCGAGGACACCCGCACCCTCGGGCTACCAGTTTGGTTTTATGAAACCACCGGCTCCGGCACAGGCCCAGATAGATCCGCTTGATCAGCAGCTTGCACTTGAGCTTCTCCGTAAGTACGGGTACGGGTGATGCCTCTCTACGACTTCAAGTGCGACGGGGAGTGCGGCTACTTCGAGGACATGTTCATTTCTCTGGCCGAGAAGGATGATGCTCGCTGTCCCGATTGTGGCGGTACGATTACTACCCGTATTGGTGCGGTGATGACAGTTGGTCCAATGCCCTCGAAGCCTCTGCGTATTGACCACATCGGACGGACGTTCACCTCGAACGCCGAGTTTCGGCAGTACCAGCGCGAGAATACTGACTGTGCCATTCTAAGTGCGGGCTCCACGGAATGGCGCAATCATGTGGACATGGCCAGAGAGAAAGCCGAGAAAACGGCCAAAAAGAAGGGTTATCGAGACCTGGCCCAGCAACACGAACACTCCCGGAAAAAGCTCAAGAAGCGACAGGGTGCGGTTGACAAGAAGATTTTTGTTTAGTACAGAAGACCCGAGGCGGGGTGCTGTGTGCCTTTGATGCAGGAATTGCTCGACAAACTTCAGGAGTCTCCTCCACAAACCGAGGAGGAACTTCAGCAAGTCCTGGCTGATACTGGTTACGACATTGTACCTACTGCGGGTGGCGAAGAGGGCGAAGAGCTTCCTGAAGAGGGCGGTGAGGAAGAAGAGGGCGAAGAATCTCCTGGCGAAGAGATCATGGACGCACTCGACGAGGGAGCGGAGAAGTCCTCTCCCTTCGGAATGGGGCCGCCGCCGAAGACAGTCGGGATGCAGATGACCATCCTACGCAAGAAGGCCGCCAAGAACGCGATCGGCGGGAAAAAGAAGAAGAAGAACTCGGAGGAAGATGATGGCGATTGAGGAGCCAGCAGAAGCGGGGCCTGCGCTCGAAGCGACCGATGCCTCCGAGTCGGTGGAGTCTGCGGAATCCTCACCCGTAGAGGCTGGGGCGCAGGCACCCGCTTCTCCTCCCGTTACCGCCGATACCTTCGGTTGGGATGGCTGGGACGGAGCGGTGGACTCTCTCCCCGAGCCCGCCCGGGGATGGGCCGCGCCGCTCCAGAGCCACTACACCAAGCAGGCTGACCAGCGGATTGAGCAACACACGAAGGATGTGAGTGGGCTCAAGGAGCTGTACGAGGCTCTCCTAGAAGGGAAGACCGACCCACGAGTCGACACTTACGCGGCCCAGGTCAAGGAACTCGAAGACAAGCACACCTCCCTGGTGGGCGAATGGCAGGGCAAGTACGATACCCTGGAGTCTGCCTACAAGCAGTACCAAGGCAACGTCGAAGCCGCGATCGACAAGGAAGCCGAGCAGTACGCGACGTGGTTCAAGGGACAGAACCCCGACGTGTTCTCGGACGAGAGGCTTGCGACGACGTTCGTTGCGCTTCTGGAAGAGGGCTGGGAGATGGAGTCGGCTGCGACAGCGTCGCGGCTACCCGTTGCACAGCTCCAAGCAGCTAGGCAGGCGAAAGCGGACGGGGTTCCTGACTCCTATGCACTTCGGCTTGCGGGTGGGGCGGAGAGCCCCGCAGCCCCGAGGCCGGGTGCAAAGATCACGTCTGGGGCTACCTCCCCGGCGAGGTCTCGTGAGCAGGCGATGGTGCCCGAGAAAGTCGAGCCCACGTCATTCAAGGATCTTCGACACCAAGTGGCGCGTCTTGCGCTTAAACGAAAGGGGTAACCGATGGCTATTTCGCCTGACGTTCTGGCTACTGCTCTCAATGAGCTTATGCCCGCCTACTCCGAGCTTTTCGTCAAGTGGCACCCGCTGCTAGAGAAAATCTTGCTGGGTGGTGGGATGGACCGCGCGAGCCTGAATGGGCCGAAGCGTGAGTTCGCTGTCGTCACTGACGGACCGGGTACGGTCACGGCAGTGCAGACGGGTACTGAGATCATCGCTGGTGGGCGTTCGCAGAACGCATACCGTGGTGAGGTCGTTGCACCTCGTCTGATCTACGCGTTTGACGTTCCGGGCAAGGATCTGGCCGAAGCGAATGGCGAGATGGACCTCGCACGTATCCTCAAGCACTATCCCGAGCTGGCGCTCGCGGATTTCCATGAGCTGATCTCCAATCAGCTGGGAACCGGTGCGGGTACGGGCAACGTGGGTTCGTTCGTGACGCTGAATGGCAACACGACGTTCACGCCGGCTGGTACCGCAGTCGACGGGCTCTTTGAGTTCGCCGCAACGGGCTCCCAGACCAACACGGTTCACAACATCGCGGCCTCCGGTGCCGCTTCGCCGGTCGCCGGTTGGCACAACCAGTACGAGGACATCACCTCGTTCGCGGTCAACGGCAAGACCCAGCTGAGGAAGGCGTACTTCGCCGCTTCTCGTCAGGCCAAGACCCTCGGGCCTTGTGATCTGATGATCGGTGACGAGCAGTCCTACCTCAACTACATCGAGGACCTCGACGATCAGGTCCGCGTGGCCAAGATTGAGGGCGACAAGGCTCCCGGCAACGTCCGGCAGGGCATCAAGTTCCTCAATGCGGACTTCTACCTCGACGACTCCATCGACATCTCCGACGCTGCCTACACGGCGGGAACAGAGACGAACGGTGCTGACGGTGTCATCTACGGATTCAAGACCCAGACGTGGAACATGTTCACGCTCGGTCACGACTCCAGCAAGGAAACCAAGGGTGACTTTGCTGTTCGCGGTCCATTCCGTATCCCGGATCAGGACATCTTCCGCTACGAAATCGTTCTGATGATGGGTCTTCATACCACCCAGCGCAGGGCAAACTTCGCCGTTACCGGCGCAGCGACGCCTTAGGAGGGCATTATGGGATTCACCGCAGCTGGAATCGCTACGGATCTGGTCACCACTACGCAGCAGGCTCCACTGGGCTTTGAGTTGACCGTCCCGAACGGCGACTACGGCAA